CCAATATGATCTAAAGCTTGGTTCCATTGTTCTATTTTCTGCTTTTAGACAGTTTATCACTCTTTGAAGTGCCGTTGTTTTCATTTTCTCTCCTCACGGTTCTAGTTCTGAGATCAGTTGTACTAAACGAATGATCTCTTTTATTATAAATTATTTGTATGCCTCTTTGATGGCAAATTGCTTTTGCTGTAAACTCTCTACTCTTGTATTCATCACCTATAACTCTTACATCTAAAGGTAATGTTAAAAATAGATCTTCTAAATCCTTTTCAGTATTGTACATAACAATCTCGTCTACAAACTTGACAGCAGCTAACTGTATTTGTCTTTCCACGATACTTTGAACAGGATAATTTTTAAATTCTCTGTCTAAGGTTGGATCCACTTGTAATGCTGCAATAAGATAATCACAATGTCGTTTGGCTTCTTCTAACATAACAACATGGCCAGCATGTAAGAAATCAAATGTGCTACAGGTAATTCCTACTTTGCCTACACCTTTATAATCTAAGCGCATCCTTCTTGCCCCCAAAGTTCTATTGTATCTGTTATATAGTCAGGCAGATCTGAAGGGTTTGAATCTTCAATTTTATCATGCTCTATTTTAAACCAACCACCACTCTCTTCCCTATTGCCAAGTCCTCCGCCAGGACCGTATAGATTTGCAAACCAATACGCACCAGCAAAGTTATAAAACTCATCCACATAGGTCATGGTAAGTTCTACCTCTGGGTCATAACCAGATAGTTCTTCTGTTAGTATTTCAAAAAAGTTTTTAGGTGAAATCCATGCCGAAGTTATTTCAACTTCTGTTCCCATGAATTTAGTTAGGTTAGCTACTCGAGGGCCTATATTGAATTCCATAAATTCAGCATCTGCATAGTCGTCATCAGGTAAAATATGAGAAAACTCTAGTCCCGTTTCGCCTGTATCTTCTATCCATTGGAATACATCTATGAAAGCATCTTCTGCTTCTTTATTTCCTGATACGAATTTTATCGAGCTATATACGTTGTTTGCCATTTTTCTTCCCTTGTTTAACAAATTCTTTTGCCATATCTATAGAGTCCTTTTCTCCTGCCTCTTTGTCTGGGTTAAATACGAAGTTCGTAAAAACTTCTTCACCTTCTCTAATGTATGTTACCTTGTGCATATGTTCGTATGTAGCCACTTCACTATATTCAACACTTGCACCTAAAAATTCGTCTCCAAAAGAAGCCACTAGCATTTACAAATCCTTACTCAAAGAGTTTGTCTAATACCATTAGTTTATCTTCTGCCTCAGCAATCCTAGTTATCTGCGTATCGATTGCTGCTATAATGTCTGGATGTTCTCCAATTCCTACAGGATTGTTCATGTAAACTAAAACATTGGCCTGTGCTTCGCCAATTTCGCCTTTGTATTTTGCTTTTAATCCGTCTATCAATTGTTTTTTCATCTTGTTCCTTTTACCGTCTGGAGCTAGAGATAGGATTTGAACCTACGACCTGAGGTTTACAAAACCCCTGCTCTACCAACTGAGCTACTCTAGCATAAAATCTAGTAGGCCTTTTATTTTTGTTAAGAGTCACGTTTCCGCTTGTTATGTACCTAGGACTCTTATTATTTATCATGTTTTATCTTCTCATTTTATAGTTTGGTGTTTTGCCCCTGACGACTCCATCACCGACGGGTACACACCTTTTCTGTTGCCAATCCAGGTGGCAGATCCGAATCCAATTCAAGGTAAAATTGTGGAGGTTCCAGATAAATGTTGTCCCCTCCACAATTAGTCTTCCTCTAGTTGAAGCTAACGTTAGCTGCGTGTGCTGCTGCTACCATAGCTCGACTAGGGGTACCAAGACGGTAAGTTGTATTACCTGCCTTGTTCACGTTAGTGTAGATTGCATATCCTGCAGCTCTGAGTTCTGAAACTCTAGCTGGAAGTTGCGTTACACCAAGACGTGATTTAGCCTGTGCGATTGACAGGCTCTTGCCAGACTGTAGAAAATTGATAATTTTCACAGGTTGGCTTACCACTTTACGAGTTCCCATGTTATAGGCCTCCATATTATTGGTTACTAAAGCGTCCCTTCGTTTACAATAGCGTCAGTTGAAACAGCGGGTGCTGCAACATTAACGGTTCTTGTAGACTTAGGAACATTACGATACACGACCTTTTGTAAAGCATCCCTTACTTCAAATTGAGAATTTAACTCCTCTATTGTCAGTAAGTGTTTTGATGCGTCACGCTTAGTCATGGCTTCCGGCAATTCAACGAACCAAGTATCGGTGTTTGAGTTAGCCGTAAGTTTTTTAATACGAGATACCATATCGTTACCAAATCTAGCCTTTGTCTGGCCTGATGATGTGACGCTATAGCCTGCGTATGTAAATAGTTGTTCAGTCATAATAAACATTTCTCCATATTAACTTACATATTATAGACTCTTGTTAACCAAGAGTCAAGTACCTATAGGACCAAAACAGCAATTAAGCTGCTAATCTTTCGAAAGTTCTTTCTTTGGAATATTTAATGCCTTTTGAGTAGCAATACATACCGAAGTCCATATAGCCACCTTCGAAGATACAATCTTCAGCTTGCATATCCCATTCAAGAGCTTGTCTAAAGTCTTTTGCTCCCATATTAACTAAAGAAGCATAATGATTTTTCAGATCTTGCCAATTTTGAATTTGGAGACGATCTATACGATCCGCTTCTTCCGAAGCTTCATCACAGAGTCTATCAAGTTCAACCTTGAGCTCTGGAACAGACATATCAGAATAACCACTTCTAGGCCTAAACCCATAAGCGTCTTTATGAACATCACTAATATATGTTAGCAATTGTTCTTTTTCTGTTAAATCGTCCCAATCTGTCATTTTCTTTATACCTTTTTATTTAATATACCGTTATTATGCACTCTTTAGAACCAAAAGTCAACCTTTTTCTGGTGTTTTAACCTCTTGATTTGACTGTTTTTCTGAATAATGTAGGTATGTGGTTAATATGTATTTGTCAGTATTTGGGTCATTCTTGCACTGATAAGGGTATTCCCACGTGGGTGGAAACACCACAGCTCTCCCTTTTCTGGGTTCAACGCCAATTCCCTGTCTTGGGAATTCTGTATATCCTACATCATTGTCTGTTAGATATACTCTAAACCCTACTGCTCTAATGGAATCTGTGTTATCCGCTACATCTATATGACCTGAGTAAGAATCGTTTGTATTAGCTCGATACCTAGTTAAAAGAATTTCTTCCATTCCTTGGTGATTTATTAGATTTGGTATCTCTAGTTCTTCTAAATATTTTCCGTAGAGTTTAGCGACTTGGTCAACGATGCCAGTATGGAACTCTTCTTCAAAATGGTATCGTGTGTATTCGTATCCGGTTGCTGTAAGCCCATTAGGATCTTCTACTGATTTGTGAAGGTCTAAGTTTAATTTGAATACGTTTATGAGATCATCACAGTTCTCATCTGAGAAAACGCCATCAAATATTCTAAGGGCTCCTAATCTTGGGTTTGGTTGGTCCATTGTATTTTCACTCCACGTCTTACTAATTCGTTTACATACTGTTGTCGTTTTTTAGGCTTTGTATTATGATTATTTATAGCCTCAAATAATGTCTCTTTTGATTGACATTTTAAGTAGTAGTGTTCGTGCTCCCACCTATTTGTAGATCTTCCTGTTGCTGGATCCTTAATCCATCTCCGTCCGCTGGGTTTAAATTTAGCTGGTGGCATCACTTCTCCTTCATATTTTTTATTGCATTCCCATTCTTCTTGATCTCTTCATTTTGAAGCGCATCTATTATTTTTTGGGCTTTCTCTTGTTTGGTGTCAACATGCAGATCTTTATCAACTATCTTTTCTAGTTTAAGAAATGCTATTCTTTCATTCTGTACATATCTCCACGTATATCCGCCTTCGCCGTAAACACCAAATACTGTTTCTTGATATCCTATCTTAACTATAAGTGCAGGACAACCGTCTAAAATTACTTTGTCTCCTTCTGTGAAGGCTGCGCTGTATTTAAACTTCATTCCTTTAACAAAAGATGTTGCCCAATCTTTCATGGCCAAGGCTACAATTAAGGTAAATACAAACCCCAAAAATTCTACATAAAATTCGCTTAGTTGTATTTCAGGCATTACTTTTTCGTGTGATGTTCTGTTGATGTGCTATTGACATATAAACCAAACCAGGCTGCTCCCGCTCCAACCAATACTGATATCAGGCCTGATTGTGCTACTGAAGGTTCTGGTAACTCCATAAACCACATAACTGCATACCATAATAGGTATATGTACATTGTGATAAACGCCCTAGGGAATATCCTCCATCTTGAGAAATACTCAGGTGCAACCCACATCCAACCTCTCTTGTCAGGTTGTGCCCACCAAGGTCGTAAGTCTGAATCTGCGTCTTTGTCGCCTGCTTTAGCCGATAGTGCATTGTAGTCTTTTAAACTAATGCTAACATGATCGTCTGTTCTTTGTGTTGTGTCTGCCATTTTTGACTCCTTCGTCGTATAATTAACTTAACTATTTATACTATCGTAACGACGAATAAGTTTCTTTAATTTATTATCTTTAATACTCCGTAACTGATCAATATCATCAGTTGGCTCTAACCCCAGCATATAAACCACTTTGTCTATTTCTGCCTTTACTTTGTCCTTGGTTTTCCATTCTACTCCATTAGTCGTATTTGAACCCGTCATATTTGCTCTCCTGTTCTGTCTTTTCAAATATTGGAACGTCTATGTTTGCGTCTGTTAATTGTTTTTGTGCAGAAGGATCTAAATCAAATAACTTCATTTTTGCTCTATCCACACCTATCATAAATCTTTTGTTTCTTGTAGGGTCAGCATATCTATTTTTCAATTGCTTAATCATAAACTGTCCCATTTGTTCTAATTCCTCTGTACTTATAATGGCAAACATCAAATCTGCCGTAGCTGGTAACCCAAAACTTTCTGCGGTGTCTGTTAAGGATACATCACTGTTATCAAAACCACCCCTTGTTGTTTGTGTGGCGCTAACAATAGGAACATTTTGTTCCACTGCTAACCCTCTTAATTCTTCTGCAATACTTTTAATAATAACATAAGTATTAGCTTGAGTACCTGGACGGAATCTAGCACTTGTACATATATTCAAATAGTCTATGAATATGATATCTGGGAAGAAACTTCTCTTTAATTTTAATTCATTTAATAATGCTTTGAAATGTCCTGCATGTGCTGATGCTGTTGGATACTCTTTTATAATAAGTCTGCCTTCAATCTTATCTTTAATCTTTTTAATTCTATCATCAAACATTGCCTTAGATAAGTCTTTTAAGTCCATAATAGGCATGTTCATTAAATTAGCGTCTATACGTTCAGCAATTCTTTCTTCTGCCATTTCTAGGGTAATATAGAGTACATTCTTGCCTCTATCGATGCAACTAGACGCCATATGGCACATAAAAAGTGATTTACCTACACCCGTGCCTGCTAATGCTATGTTCAAAGTTTTGTTAGATAGTCCACCCTCTGTAATTTTGTTAAACATATCCAAATCAAACTCTACTTTCTCTTCTAACTTATGATAAAAATCATAACGTTTTTCTGCGTCTTCTATGAAATCATGTCCTATATTTGTATCAAAGCCTACTGCAAGTGCGTCTGATAATATCTGTGGCAACGCGTCCCTGCCTTGTTCTTGATTCTTTCCATCAAGTATTTGGATACTATCCATAACGCCCAAGTATAATGCTTTATCCTTACAGAATTTTTCTGTTTCATCTATTAACCATTTCGTTTCAGGCTTATCTTCGGATAAAGAATTTACTAAATCCAAACAAACTTTATGAGTTTCTTCGTTTAATGTTTTATCTTCATTTAAGCTAAGAATTACTGCCTGTTTGTTTGGTGGATTATTATACTTTTCTACAAAATCACGAATAATAGAAAAAACTTTCTGATCTTCATGATTCATAAAATATGAAGACTTTAAGAAGGGTATTACTTTTCTAACGTATTGTTCAGAGTATATCAGGTTTTCTAATATTACTTGTTCAATTCTATTTTTCATCCATGTTCTCTACATACTCGTTAAATACTTCTGCTACACAAAGGCTACAGATATAAACCTCACCTTCATCACTATGAAAACAATATGCTTTATCTTCGTCTAGATTTAAGGCTTTCTCACACCTATCACACTTTTTCGTATTCTTGCTCAATGTCTTCATCACTAAATTCTGCTTGTATCAAGTCACCACCCATTTTATATCTGTTCTCTACCCAAGTATTAAATTCAAAGTCTTCTAAAATAGGTATCCAAAAGCTACCATCTAAAGCTTTAAGTCTTTTCTTTCCATCACCAGAAAGTATTCCCGTTTTAGGATCACATTTCTGATACCAACCATTGCTAGGTTTAACAACAAATCCAGACTCTAATCCCATTTCTAACAAACCAGACCAAGGACTAATACCTGTTTCCCAGGCCACTTGTACAATAATCTTAGATTTCTCTCTAACAAATCTAGACTTCTCAACATTTACTACAAATTCATATCCTGTAACTTCTGTTCCTGTTTTTTGTTGCCTTCTACCAATGATATATATGTTGTCTGCTGAGTAATATATACCTGTTCCACCACTTACAACGTCTTTAGGAAACAATCCTATTTCTTTATATGTGTGATTAACAACAATAGCGGGTATGTCTTTTATAGTTAAATGAGGTGTAATCATTCTAAACAGTGACTTCATTTGTTTAGCTCTTGTCATATCTGCTACTGATTTACCCTCTAAGGCGTCTTCTACTTCTTTTTTACTTGCTAAGTTACCCACACTATCAACAATAATCATTACATGGTCTTCTCTTTCTAAACCATTCAACTGTTGCATAGAGTCGTGTTTCAACTGTTCTATATCTGATATTGGACTGTGTATTACTCTGCTTGTATCTATACCAAAGGTATCGAAATATGCTTGTGGTGCTCCAAACTCACTATCATAAAACAAAACAACACCATCATCATATTTGTCTAAATATGCTTTGGCCAATAACATGGCAAATGCTGTTTTAAAATGTTTACTTGGTCCTGCAAAAACAGTTAAACCTGTTGTTAGACCCCCGTTTAATTTTCCACTTAACGCGACATTAACTGCCGGCACAGATGTTTGGATTACATCCTGCTCATTAAAAAACATGGAGTCTGTTAGGACTTCAGATTGTTGAATCGTTGAGTTTTTCTTTAGTTTTTCTATTAGGTTCATCACCCCTCCTTCTTTTATTTGCGGTAACCGCAACTTTTAAAATATTATCATTATTATAGCATAAAGACGAAGTGTGAGTCAAATCTTTTGGTAAACAAGTACCGCCAAATCCTACCATTCCGTCTGGGCCTGGAACGTCCCAATGCGTCTTTCCTAAGTTTGGATCTAAACTTAAAAATTCTGCTAATGTATTATAGTTCATATCCCATGCATCACATATATTTTTAAACTCATTAGCTAAATCTACTTTTACAGCAAGTGCTGAATTTCTTGCTATTTTCATCATCGCTGCTTCATCTGGATGAACTTTCCAGATCTTTTTATGACATTTAACAAAGTCTATAAACTGATCCATTTGATAACCACCCACTACCATAGGCAGATCTGGATTATCAACATCATCTTTCCAATGTTTTTCTCTTAAAAACTCTGGCCAAATAATTGCTCCCATATTTGTTGTGTACCTATGGGTCTGATCTGGACCTATTGTGCTCCGTATAACAATCCTAGATACTTTACCGAACACTTTCTTACAAGCCTCATCTACTATGTCTGTATCTAGTTTCCTGTTATACGCCCTTTTAGATCCTTTAAGTGGTGTAGGTACACATATGAACGCATAGTCTATACCTGTCCAATCACCTATCCTTAAAGCCAGATCTGGATCATGGATCAATATCTCTGGTGTATTTTCAACATGAGTTTTTAAGAAATATTCTGTAGCTTTGCCTACAAAACCATATCCGACTATTGCTACCTTAGCCATGTTTAATTCTTTCTTCAAGTCTTTCAATATCCGCCTCTTTTTTCTTTGTCCAGCTCTTTTCATTTCTTTCTTTGCCGTCTGCCATCATTTTTTCTGTAAACTTGGAAGCTTTTAATCTTTCTAAAGCTCCTTCTCGTCTGGCCTTACGACCATATGCGCTGTTCTTACCGTGTCTCATCTTCTCTCCAAAAATTCTTTTCAAAACCCAAATCAATAGCCCAATATATTGCAATATCAACTACCAATATTATTCCTAACATAACCCAACCTGACATCATCATATTTTTATTACCGCCATAGGTTTAATTTCAATAGGCATTTTTTCTAATTCAAAACCACCTTGTTCTACTACTTCATCTACTGCTTCATCTGTTCCTTTAAATTCACTACCATAGTCATCTATAATCATCCAGGAAACTTTATCTTTCCAAAAGTTTAATGCTTCAATACAATTTTTATACTCATGCAATCCATCATAAAATAACACATCATACTCTTCTTTTGGTTGGTAGTCTTTAGTAAATAACTTTTTCTCCCATGTTATATTGTCCCAACCTTCTATGTTTCTTTTAAACGTAGCTAAATGATCTGCCTCTGATATGATTAATGTATTTAAAAAATCTATAGTCTCTTGAGATACATCTTCAGGCCAAAATTTTCCTGAAAGTCCAGCGAAAATATCTACTGTATGTATTGACCATTGTTTATTTTGTCTTTCAAATTCCTCTGCCCATGCAACTGTTGATTTTCCTAAGTAAGGACCAATTTCAATTAACTTTCCTTCTTCTGGTAAACTTTCAACAATATCTTTAAATGGCCAATCTTTTGTCCAAGCACTTTGCATTTCACTGCTAGGTATTCTCATGTAAATAAATTCTCCAAAGTTCTTTTCTCATACTTACTCTTATGTATGAAAAAGCGCTCTACATTCTTCTTATAATAGGTAAACTCATCATCAACTTCAGTACCATCTGGTAGAGTAATAACAAACTCCCTTTCTAAAAACCAGTCTTGTATCATTTGTAATGTGTATCCAAACCTTTCTGGTTGGCCTTGAATCATTTCTAATTGAACAACCGGCTTATCTCTCATTATGGTTTCTTCTGCTCCCATAACTACAGGATATTCATAACCCTCAGCATCTACTTTAATTGCATCTACATTTTTATAACCATAAGAATCCAATGTGTTTATTTCCACTGTCTGTATTTCGTCTACACTTGGTTTTGTAGAGGCTCCAACAGGACCTCTTTTTGTGTGAGTTCTTTTAAGATGATTTGCTCCTGCATTATTCCTTTTAATCTGTATTTCAAAAGATCCTGGTTTATCTCCTAAACCGCAATTATTAGTCTCTATATTTGCTCTTTGTATAAGAGATGCGTTTGGCCACCATGCTTTTAAGAATTCTTTTTGTTCTTTTGCCAACTCTATGTTGAGTAGTGCCATATCATATGTTTGCTTAACAGGTTCAAATGATTTTACTTCATCAGCCCAAGTGGCGTATTCAATAGTGTTCATTCCTATATTCATACCCACATCAATTATTGTTCTAGCATTAGGCACCAATGCTCTAATATATTTTAAATTCTTCTGTTGATAGGGTCCTGCTCCTGCAATCCTTTGTTGGTAAAACGTGTCGTCTTTATAAATCCAATAAGGTCTACCTAGTGCGTTATGTACTAAATCTTTTTCATATTCTATCATGTAAACAAATCCTCCAGGGATGCTTGTGGCTCCGTATGCCAGCCAAGTGGATTCAAGATATTTTCTAAAGGATCCACAAATGCCTTTTGGAAAATTAAGTCATAATCTATATATTTTTGTAGATTAAATTCTGTTGGAAGTTTAGAAGAAAATGCTATTGTATTTTCTTTTATAGTATTAGGTTCTTTTAAATATAAAAACTTAATCTTATCTCCTTCCTTTATTTGTTCATACTTTAAGTTTAGATTGTGCTTCTTTAAATAATGATTATATAACAATCCACCTCGAACGTGAATAGGAGTACCTTTGCTATATATGTCTGATGTGCTTCTATACTTTTTCATGTTGTTGCATCCTCGAGGGAAAGCAATTTCCTCTGCAGTTTTACTGAGGAAGTCCCTTTTGGCGTCTGCTACGTAGGTTTGTAATGTATCTTGATCGCTAGTAAGTATAAGACGTACGGCCTCCCTTAGAGACGCTCTAATTACGCCAGGAGTGCTTGATCTTACTATCTCTAATCCCATTACCTTTAATTTAGGTTCCTTTAGACGTAATCCCTCATCATCATATACGTTTAACGCATAACGTTTCTTAGCTACAAATATGCCTTTATCTGCTATGATCTCCCTTTTAAAGTCTATTTTCTTTTCAAAAGCATTAGTATAGTTAGCCAAGGATTGCATTGCCTGATCTATTGCGGGTTCTATTTTCTCTCCTGCAACTTTATCTATTAAGTCAATAACTCTTGATTTGTCTGCGTCAGGAAAGAAGTTTTTAACCATATTGTCTAAAGTAACATAACAAGAATCAGTATCACTATAAAAAGAATAAGTTTTATCTTCTGTGCCACAGACTTTATTAACATATTTGTCTAATGCCTTAGCTGTATCTCTAATTATTAATTGGCCTGTCATTGTAATACCTTCTGCAAGTCTATCATCATAGAACCTAAAGTATTGGTTTGCCAGTGCTCCATATAAACTGTTTAATTGAATTTTTCTTGCCATTTGGAAGTTATTATATTTACTAACCTCATTTTCATAAACCTTGGCTCCAGTTTCTTGAAACTTCTTTTGGGACTCCTGCATTAGTCTTTTATATCTTAATCTATCATTAAAAAACTTCTGTACTATCTCAGGGAATAACCCTTGTTTCTCTCTTGTATAACAAGTACCATTAGCTGCCATGGCATAATTCTTTTCTTTTAATTTGTCTAACTTATACCTATCCAA